GACACTTGCCCCAGCACCTCTTTCAGAGATATATGCTGAATTAATTGTTACTGTATCTCCAATATTAAGATGTATTCCATTCGCCACTTTATTCGTGTAAAGTGAGTTATCTGTATCACTTAGTTTCGAGGCATTGTATTCCTCACTTGATAAGCGATTACAATCTAAAAGAAGAGTTTGTGTGTATCCACTCATTTATAAAGAGTAAGTTATTTTTTTTTTAGTAATTAAGATAATTAAGCAAGTGCGGTGAATACGTAACCAGAGTTTAATTGTGTAATTTTAACTATTTCTATCCACGATCTCTGCGTGTAAGTAGGACCATTATCAAGAGTATCATATTTGAAGAAACATTCAATACCTCTTGAATTAACTCTTTCATTACGATTCAATCGATTTGCTAACCAACCAAATCGACCAAAGACACCTCTGCCTCCCAAGGCAGATCCGGCACGACCTTCACTCTGTACATATCCCATAAACTTATCATCAGTCAAAGCAACACCCTCAGCAGAATATTCTTCACGAGTTACAAATGGTGGGACACCTTCCGCCTGAGCAACATTATGGAAATGGCGAGCCGAGTTCTTCACATCAACAGGATATAAGAATCGATCATTATATTTGATATTGTAGGTAATCGAACCATTCTGTAGACCACCAGTGGGAGCCTGACCAAAGACATATCCTGGTTCAGGAACCATAGCGTGATACTGATTGAGAATACTTAAATCATTTGTTTCATCGCTCTGTACACCAGTAATAACCTTAGTGACTATACGACCAGCACCACCAAGATTTCTTATCTGCTGCTGAGCGGCAGTTCCTGAAGTAAGTGAAACCTTCGAATGACGGTAATCAAAATGATTAATAGTTATCTGCTGATTTGCTGCGGCGTAAGAATCCATCATCTGCTGAGGATAGTAAATGTAATCAGCAATAAACTTAACTTCATCCTGATCGATTGCGTATGCTGCCGAAGCAACAGTGGATGCCGATTGACATCTTTCACCCGCATCAGCGAAATGTAATTCAATCGAAACTTGTTCCTTCATCATATATAATGGGAGCTGAGTCTGTTTCAACATAGGGAAAAGATCCGAGAGAGCAATCTGTAAGACTGGACTATTCTTGACATTGGCAAACTGAGGAAGACGTACATCACCATCGTCATATTCCTTACCAGTCGCAAGACCATAAGTAAATGCTTTTGTATCATTCACAGGACCTCCATTAGTATCAGTTGCATCATTGTATCTGAACTCGTGACAGATCGAACGACCACTCTGGACTAATTCGCGTTCTAACTGATGTTCATTGTTGATAAAAAGAGATTTATATGTAGAAAGGTAATTGTATCCATCAATCTCTTGAAGAGTTTTAGTTCCAACCTTTAAAGCACATCTTTTGATTAAAGAAGCAACACCAACATTGGGTGGAAAGAAACGATCATTAGTATCTGGTTTCGTAACAGCAAGAGTAATCTTACTGTGACTATGGAGTATACCTTTGTTTAAAAGAACAAAACGACAAAACTTATCAGAGATAACAACTGGTTCTGTAATCGAAGTTTCAACATCAGTTGCTGTTGAGGTTACCATCGGTGAGACCTTTAAGAGATCGGGCACCATTTGATCGTTAGCAACTGGAGCACGTTCCATCATAGAAGAAGCAGTATCAGCAGAATCAAGACCTTGGGAAATAGATTTATCCATCTTTTATAAAAGAGAATAATAAAAAAAAAAAAGATTAAATAAAAGTTTTTAATTTATGACATAACTTGAAGACCTCCTGGTCCAAAAACGAGTGTATTTTTATTGTGAACAAAGAGATAGAATGCCTGAGGAGAATCAGTAATCAATTCCAAAGACATATTTAATCCAAAGTTCACATTGCGGAAATCAACTCCCTGATCACTGACTCGATCATAAGCAATACCAATACCAAAACCACAACCACCATCAGCGAAGTCCTTATCGAAGCGAGCAGAATCAGAGTAACGAGTATTGACTTGATTGAGAGAAGTTCTCTTAATATCAGCAAACTTCACGATAGAATCCATATAGTAATAAATAATCTGCGGATCAATTGTTTCATTCGTCGAAGCATTCGCCTGAAGAGTATCAACATTGAAATCGAGAGGGAACTTACTACCATTACGAGTGAAAAATAATTCTTTAATTTCTGCTTTGGATCCATCAAGGTTTGTAGGATAGAGTGTTGCGAGACCATCATATTTATAGTTATTGATATGACTTGCTGGAATAATATTCGCAAAACAACCCAAGACTCTGGATAGACCTAACTGGAAATTAATAATACCATTCGCAGAGTTAATTGTCTGATAATAAGAGTTAATCGAATTGTATTCAAATGTTCCAGAGCTTCTGCTCTTCAAAGTTTGGAGAGTGACAGGATCTGGTTCGATCGTCTCACACACAAGAGTAATATTTTCAAACTGATAGAAAGCATCAGTGATATCGGCAGGATCATCAGTATTGGAATGGAATACCTGCTGATCTGGAGCGAGATGTAATTCAATCAATAGACCACCGACAGCCTCTTGCATCAGGGGGATTGGATTGCGACCATTGAATAAACCACAAGGAAGAGCACAGCAGAAATGATTACCAGTTGTATCCTGACTCGGGATATTTACAACAGACTCCGTCTGAGCAGCGTAGTTAGGAAGAATAAGTGCCGAGTTATATAAATGACCCATATTATCCTGTGCCGAGGAAGTCACTGGAAGATAAGAAGCAAGGAAACGATTGTAATGACGAATCGTCTCAATAGTCTGTCCCGTTTTTTGGGACTTGATCGTAAGAGTATCAATAGTCGAATAAACACCTAACTTTTCACTCATAGCAAGAGGAGTAGCAGAAGTGCTATCAGTTCCAGAAGATACAAAAGTACGGAATTGACCTGTGAATCTTAGAGTATTTCCAAGGAGCATAGCATCTTGCTCTCCAAGAATAAATTGAATGACTGGATTACCATTCCTGTAGGAGACGGTAGAATTAGCAGTAACGTTCGACGGAACGATTTCGAGATTATGCTGAGTCGCGGTTGCCATATTTTATGATATGACACTTAAAAAAAAATAATTTATTTAATTTAAAATTATGGAAGTTGTATCTTTAGGACGATTAATTTATACCAGAACGTCAAGCGATCCCTGCTTGATTACCAATCGCCGGATATGAGCAACAAAGTTCATCCAGAGGTGATTCTTAGAAGGACCTGAGGCACCAGTATATTCGACCATCAAATTAAAGTCTTTTCCACGAGCATCATACACAGCATTCTGTCCAAGAGCCAGGGCACGTCCTATGAAGAAGTTATCGCGGAAGGCACGGAAGGATAGTGGTTCAATGTCGGCCATCGCCAATGCCTTCTCCGCCTCGATACACCACTGCTGAGATATCGAAGTGCGATTAGCGATCTTAGAAGTATCAACCTTACGTGATGGATTTATACGCCCGTCGTATATCAACTGATAGTTCTGGAGTTCATCAACAATTCCTACTAATCCCGAACGATTCGAGCGATTAACAACATCATCTGGATCCTCATCAATCAAGTAAGTTGCTGAGCAAGAAAGTGCTTGTTTACCCGAGTAAACACTCGCATCTGTAGGAATACAGAGGATAGAAGAGGCACGACTTTCGATAAGAGGTAGGCGAATGTTAGCAACTAAATCACTCTGGACTTGAGAGTATCTGTAGTTAGTGTAGGAACGATAATCATAATTCATAGTACCTCCTTCCTTCATCATTTGCATCATCGAGTTCTCGTATCCAGGTGGAACAGATATCTGAGCGACAACCATCTGAACGTCAGATACTGTGAATGTAGGGTCGAAGGATGCCTTCTTCTCAACAGACTGAGAAATAAGAACTGCTACATTACCCGAATCCCCACCTACATCAACACCTAAGTTATTGGTAATATTCGCATTCAAAGTTATTTTAGTTTTACTTGTTCCAACAGCGGTTCCAGCGACTTGTTCGATTCTTGTAATATGGACGGCTGAGGTAGTGAATGAAGTATTATCTGCGAGTGCTAGGGCAACTGATTGTCCCACAACAAAAGGACAAGTAGAGACAGAAGTTTGATTCTGAGCTCTGTCAAGGAATAAGTCAGTTGTCGTGCCACCATCCGCAAGGACACCCGCCGTAAGACCACCAGCCAAATCTGAACCATTAGTCGAGAAGAATATTGGGTTCAATCCTAGACGACGATTCTGAACAGTGCTATCTAACTGACGAAATACCTTCTTCGAATCTTGAAGTAATATTTCTAAGAATAGACCATCCGTCAGCACAACTGGGAATACTGAGTCATTACGGAAAAGACCAGTATTGAGTTCTAATTCAGCGGAAACAACCTGAAATTTACCATTAGAGAAATCAGTTGTCTGAGTTCCTTCTTGTTTTTTATAGAAAGGATTTGAGAAACAATTGGCACAATCAGTCTTAGTCGAACCCTTAGTTCCACGACAAGCGGGATCATATCCAGTAGCACCATCAGTCAAGACACGTTTGTTAACCATACTTTGATTCTTCTCGTAATCAAATCTTAGTGCCGTCAAAACATCATAACCTTCAATCTCTTCAAGGAGAGCAGTCTTACGTCCTGTGAAAACTCTTACAGATCGAATCAAAGAATGGAGACCAGTCTCTGCGTCTAACTGAAGACGGCATACTTCTCCAGCAGTTTCAGAGGGTAACGCAATAGAAACATTCATCTTTAATTTAGTTTGACTTAAATCAACGAACTTAGAAGTCGGAGGAATGTAAAGATCGATGCGACCTCCCGATTTGTAATCGAGTCCATTCTCGCTAGGAACGGATACAAAGGTTTGTCCTGTTTTAACTTTATCAGATGATACGAAAAATGACGACATTATTTTTATAAACAGACAAACATAAAAAAAATAAACTTTAATTT